AAACTTAAATCAAATTAACGAACCGCAACAACCAGTTGACGCATATACTCAACAGTTAATGCAACAACTTTATCAAGTTAATCAAGAGGTTAGCACGATAAAAGGGCGGTTTGAGCAAGAAGAACAAGCTCGATTGAATAATGAGATTGAGCGAGTACGAAGTGACAGAGAGCGGTTTCCGCACTTTGATATGGTTAGGGAAGAAATGGCTCAACTACTTGAGCTAGGTAAGGCCCAAGACCTTGAAACGGCTTATGCAAAAGCTGTGCGTATGAACGATGAAGCCTTTAGGTTGGAACAGGAAAAACTCCTGAGCAACGCTACAAAGCAAGCATCTAAGGCACAACAAGTAGCACGAGCCAAAGCAACGGCTGTTAGCCCAAAATCCGTTACTCCTAACGGGACACAAGCGAAAGTCGAAGCAAAGGACAGGCGTTCTCTACTGATGGCTCAGATGACCGAAGCAGAGAGCGGTAGGCTTTAATTAACTTAAAAAGGAAATATCATGGCATTTGCTAACTCAGCAATCACCGATATTATCGCTACCACCATTCAAAGTCGTAGCGGTGAATTGGCTGATAACTTAACGCAGAACAATGCGATTCTGCAAAGACTTAACTCTAAGGGCAATGTACGCCCATTTTCGGGTGGTAATGTGATTTTGGAAGAAATCATGTACAACGACCCTAACACTAACAACGCTAATTCCTATAGCGGTTACGAAGTATTGAACATTGCTCCTGATAGCCCAATCTCGGCTGCTCAGTTCAAGATTGCTCAATACGCTGCTGCTGTAACAATGAGCGGTTTAGAAATGCTCCAAAACTCAAGCAAAGAAGCAATCATTGACCTGTTAGATGGTCGTATGCAAGTTTCTGAAGCTCGCCTTTTAAACCGCATTTCAGGCGATTTGTATGGCGATGGTACTGGTAATGGCGGTAAGAACATTGACGGCTTGGCTGCTGCCGTTGCTACTTCCCCATCCACAGGCACTTATGGCGGTATCAATCGTGCTAACTGGACATTTTGGCGTAACCAAGTAACTACTGGTTTGCTCTCTACCAACACCCTTGCTAAGATGACAGAAGCTGCCATCAAGCAGGTTCGTGGTACAGACAAAGCTGACCTGTACATTGCTGGTAACACCGCATATCAGTATTTCGTAGGTGCATTGCAAGCAATTCAGCGTATTACTACCGAAGAAAGTGGTGCAGCAGGTTTCGCATCCCTCAAGTTCTACGGCGGTGGTACATCTGCTGATGTGGTACTCGGTGGTGGTATTGGTCAACAAGAGAATGACAACTATATGTATCTCTTGAACACCAACTACATTTTCTTCCGTCCACACAAAGAGCGTAATTTCGTACCTATCGGTGGTGAGCGTCAAGCCATCAACCAAGATGCGATTGTTAAACTCTATGGTTGGGCAGGTAACTTAACCACCAGCAACGCTCAGTTGCAGGGTATTTTGACCACCTAATTAAGTAAAGGAAATAATCATGGCTTACTCAACACTCCCCATTGCAGGGGTTGATTTAAACAGCGTCACACCTGATAGCTTTCAGTACACTAACGGCACTACCGCTATTGACATTCCTCAGTTTGGCCCATTAGGGACTCAGACTTTTGGTAATGACGGCAAGCGTTATGTGTTTGCTAAAGCTGGTGCTGCTATTGGTGCATCTACCGCAACTTGCTCTATCAACGCTTCTACATTTATTGCTTCCGCATCAGGTGGCACATATTTGTCAGCAGAATCGATGGCAAGCGGTGACTTTGGTTGGTTTGCTGCTACTAGCGTCTAATCAAAAATTGTAGTAAAAACAAGGGGCTATCTCGTAATGGGGTAGCTCCTTTTTCTTTTTTTAACCGCAGTATCCTAACCACTTGGGAGTTTTAAAATGGCAATAGATAGCGATATGCAAGACGCAGATTCTCGTTTGGCAGTTAAGTTTTATAAGCGAGCAGTCAAACTAGAGCATGAATCAAACGAAGCAGGCAGACCAATATTCAAAGATTACGACTTTGTACGTATTATGGTCGCTGGTGACAGCCTTACAGAGATTGACACCTACGCACAAAATAGCCACAAACAGCGTTTTCCACGCCAATGGCTTCAATATCAGGCTACACAAGACACTAGTAGCGAGATGATTGGAACACCTGTAGAGGAATGGACTTTAATTAGCCAATCCCAAGCCCAAGAGCTACGGGGCATCAAGTTTATGACAGTCGAATCCATCGCTAACGCATCGGACTTACAGCTTCAACGCATTGGCATGATTGCTGGTATGTCACCCCACGCCTTTAGGGATAAGGCTAGAACCTTTCTAAACCTTGCCGAAGAAACCGCAGAAGCCACAAAACGAACTGAAGAAATTAATCAGTTAAAGCAAGAACTTGCCAAAAAAGACGAGGAAACTGCTAAAATCAAGGCTGAAACTGATGCGAAGCTCGCCCTAATGCAAGAACAGATGGCGGCTATACTTGCGGCAGTTGGTGAAAAGAAACCCCGCAAAAAGAAAAGCGTAGAGGAAGTTTAATATGTCATCAACGATGCTCCAACTCGTGCAACAGACCACTAGCGAGTTAAATCTTGCTATTCCCACCTATGTGGCGGGTAATACCAATCAAGATGTACAACAGGTTTTAGCCCTAATGAATCGTGCTGGCTATGATTTGGTTAAGGAATACGATTGGCAAGGTTTACAGTTGGAGTATCGTTTTTATACCGATGCACAGACCTTTGTAGGTTCTACAGTTAGCGACCAAAGCTATAACATTATTGTTACTGGTGACGCTACAGCCTTAAATGGCAATTATTCCATTACAGGTACAGGCATTAACCAAGATACCTATGTGTCAAGCGTAACTTACAACTCAGGCACAGGTTTATCAACCATTGTTATGAGCCAGTTAGCTAGTGGTACATACGCAGGCGTGACTTTTACCTTTTCACAGACCAAATACCCTTTACCTAATGACTTTGAAGCCATTACGGACAATACGCATTGGAATAAGACGAAACATTGGCAGATGCTTGGCCCTGAAGATGCCCAACAATGGCAATGGCTAAAGTCGGGTTATATCTCGACAGGCCCACGCATTAGGTGGCGTATTCTAGGCGATAAGTTTCAAATTTGGCCACCATATAACACACAAGAGTATTTAGGCTTTGAATACCGCTCAAAAGGTTGGGCTAGAAGTGCTGCTGGTGCAGTTAAAAACAGCTTTACGGCTGACACCGATACAACCATTTTTGACGATACAGTTATGGTTCTAAGCACAAAACTTAAGTATTTCCAAATTAAAGGCTTTGACACTACTGCATTGCAACAAGACTATTTCCGCTATTTAAATGTAGCCAAAGCCAACGATAAAGGTTCTGCTAACCTTAGCTTTGCACCCTACCCAACCAAGGTGCTTATTGGTTACGCTAACATTCCCGATACAGGATACGGCACATAATGGCGGTAGCTCAACAAAGACGGGCAATGACCGCTTCCTTGCCATCCCCGATTGGGGGGTGGAACGCAAGGGATTCTTTGGCAGAAATGAACCAATTAGATGCGGTTCAGATGGTCAATTTCTTCCCTACGCCTACGGATGTAACCCTTAGAAAAGGCTATACCAAGATTTCTACGGGCATAACTGGTGAGGTTTTGTCCTTGATGAGTTATTCAAGTCCAAGTACGACAAAGTTGTTTGCCTCTACCGCAACAACTATTTGGGATACAAGCACTTCTACGGCTACAGCTAGTCTTACAGGCAATACCGATGGTAAATGGATTCACGCCATGATTACGACTGCTGGTGGTTCGTTTATGGCGGCTGTAAATGGTGCAGACCCTATGGTTGTTTATGATGGTACAAGATGGTCAAGAAGTGCTACGACAAGCACCGCACAGACTATTTCTACCATTACTAGGGGTGGAACGGGTAATTTAACCGCTACCCTAACAACGGCTAGTCCTCATAATCTAGTAACTGGCAATACGATTACAGTCGCAGGTGCTACCCCTGCAGAATTTAACGGCACTTACCGCATTACTGTTACGGGTGCATCGACCCTCACCTATACGATGGCGGTTGCCCCTAGCGGTGATGCAACCATTATGGGTACTTACACAATTAATTACTTTATTACAGGTAAAAATTCTAATACATTTGCATATGTAAACCTGTTTAAAGAGCGTTTGTACTTTGTAGAAGAAAACTCCCTTAACTTTTGGTACTTGCCTGTAGATTCAATAAACGGGGCGGTAACATCATTCCCCCTAGGTGGTATCTTTAAAAATGGTGGCTACCTACAAGCAATGGGAACATGGACTATTGACGCTGGTTACGGGGTCGATGACCTAGCCGTATTCGTTACAAGTAACGGAGAAGTAGCTGTTTACAAGGGTTCTGACCCATCTGACCCTAATGATTGGGCATTGGTAGGTATTTGGAACATTGGACAGACTTTTGCTCGTAAATGCGTCTTTAAATATGGTGGTGACATTCTATTATTAACCCAACAAGGCTTAGTACCACTATCCGCAGGCTTACAATCCACCCGATTAGACCCACGAGTTAACATTACAGACAAGATTTTCTTTGCTATTAGCCAAGCAGCAGACGCTTATTCCGCTAATTATGGTTGGCAGATAAATTACCTAGCCAAATACAATATGTTGTTGCTAAATATCCCCGTAACTACGGGTTCTGAGCAATATGTCATGCACAACATTACAAAGTCATGGGCAAGATTTACCAATATTGACGCAAATTGTTGGGAAATGAGCGATGAAGATATGTATTTTGGTGGAAACGGCTATGTAGCCCGTTTTTATGACTCATTTTCTGACGATACCGACAATATTAGTGGGTTTGTACAGCAAGCCTACTCTTATTTTGACCGCAGAGGGCAACAAAAACGCTTCACTATGGTACGCCCTATCCTACAGACCGATAACGGCTTACCGACTGTTTTATGCGGTGTTAGCACCGATTTTGATACAGTACCTTTAACCAGCCAAATATCGTTTAATCCCTCAACCCTAGATGTTGGGGTTTGGGATGTATCTACATGGGATGACACCAATTGGGGTGGAAATCTAATTGTGACTAAGTTTTGGCAAGGCGTGACAGGAATAGGCTATGCAGGCTCAGTTAGCATGAATGTGGCAAGCCAAGGCATTGATTTTCATTGGGCATCAACCGACTTTGTAATGGAGGCTGGCGGGGTATTGTGAGAACTGTTACGACTGAAAACCAGCGATATTTGGGGGAATGGCTGGTTAGAGTGCTTAACTTTCCCCTACCTGAAACCACCCAATGTATCGGTCAGATGCAAGATGGTAATTTAGTAGCTGTAGTTGGTTATTGTAATTTCATGCCAAAAGCCTGCGAAATGCACATTGGGGCATTGGCTGAAACGAACTGGATGAGTAGAGATTTATTATGGGCTGCTTTTGATTACCCCTTTAATAAACTAGGAGTTAGCGTTATACTAGGGCAAATCTGTGCTGATAACACAGATGCCCTAAAGTTAAACCGACATTTGGGCTTTAAGGTTGTAGCTGAAATACCTGATGCCCACATGAGTGGTGATTTGGTAATTATGGCTATGAGAAAAGAGGAGTGTCGGTTTCTTAACATCCGATGCTCTTTAAACAAGGGAGAATAGTATGGGTGGTGGTGGATTTTTAGGATTAGGGCCTGCGCCAAGCGCACCTGCACCCCCTGATTATACGGGGGCTGCACAACAGACAGCACAAGGCAATATTGAAGCGGCACGAGTCGCAACTGCGGCTAATCGTGTTAATCAAATAACGCCTTATGGCAATCTTAGCTACGCTGTTACTGGTGCTGACCCTTATGGCAATCCGACTTGGACTGCTACTCAGACTTTAAGCCCCGCCCAACAACAACTTCTTGATTATCAAAACCAAACAAGCCTTGGATTAGGCAGACTTGCAGGTCAAGGATTGGGTTATGTTGAGAATATGCTCAACACCCCGTTTGATGTAAGCAGATTACCATCTACAGGGTTTAATCCTAGTCAGACATACCAAGAAGCCTATATGCAACGGCTTGCCCCACAGTTACAACAAGGGCGTGAACAGTTACAACAACAACTTGCAAACAAAGGCATCGATATTGGTTCTGAAGCCTATGACCGAGCCATGATGCAACAAGCCCAGCGTGAGAACGATTTATTGGCTGCCGCCACAACCCAAGGCTTTGGTGTTGGTCAGCAAGCCCGTCAATCTGCCTTACAAGAACAAGCCTACCTTAGAAACGAGCCACTAAACACCCTGTCTGCGGTTCGTACAGGGGCACAGGTACAAGGCCCACAATTTGTTAATTCTGCCCAACAAGCTACTACCGCAGGCCCTGACATATTGGCTGCATCACAAATGGGATATAACGCCCAAATGGGTGACTTTAACGCTAAACAAGCCGCCCAAGCCAATTTAAATCAAGGTTTATTTAGTTTAGGCGGTGCAGCATTAATGTCTGACATTCGGGCTAAAGAAAACATTAAACCTGTAGGCGTAATGGCTAACGGGTTGACTCTTTATAGCTTTGAATACAAAGATGAAGTCAAATCTCACCCATTAGCAGGTGATGGTGTTCATGTTGGTGTAATGGCACAAGAAGTAGAGCAAGTATTCCCATATGCAGTTAAGACCTTAGATGACGGCTATAAAGTCGTAGATTACGGACTATTACCATGAATATGTACAACCCTTACATTCAACAAATGCCCCAAACTCAAGATTTAGGTGGGCTATCCCCGTATATGCAAAACATAGCCGCCCAACAAGCCATGCAACAACAGGCTTTACAACAAGGCATGAACTTGACTAATCAAGCGGGTATGACAGTTGATGGTAAACAAGCTGGGGCTGGTTATAACCAATTAGCTATGGCTAATGCTTTACGCAAGCCACAAACACAAGAACAAATTAACGCACAAGATGTACAAATGGGCGGCATGGGAACTTATAATCCATACACCCAATACAATGTTTCTCAGCAATATGGCACAGACCCATATTCGCAACAAAGCAGAATGTTAGCGTCACAGGAGTTTTAATATGGCACAACCAATGTTAAACCTAGGTGGCAATTTAACTCCTGAACAAGCCTTACAACAGCAACAAATTGCTCGTCAACAAAAGATGGCAGAGTTGTTGATGCAACAAGGTCAGCAAACGCCATCAGGACAAATGGTAGGAAATAGATATGTTGCACCTAGTTTCTTTCAATACGCAGCACCTTTATTGCAAGGCTATGTAGGTAGAAAAGAGTTAGAAAAGGTTGAACAACGCCAATTAGATTTAGCTAAACAGCTACGAGCAGATGAAATATCTGCTATGACTGATTATATGCAACAAAAACAAGGCAGACCCGCTCAACCTGCGCCTACTGGATATGAACTAATTGATGCTGGAACGCCAGCCATACCTGCTAACCCACAAGCTGCATTAGCAAATCTTTATACAAATCCAAGAGCTACGCAAGCACAAAGACAATTTGCTTTCCAAAAAATGAACGAAGGTCCAATGAAAGTTGGTGCTGAGGATGTATTACTTGACCCAACTACTTTAAAACCAATTTATCAAGGTGCTGGAAAACCTCGTGCGCCATTGCAAATTGATACTGGGACAGCAATAGAACTGCGTGACCCTGCTAATCCAACTATAGTATTAGAGCGCATTCCTAAATCACAAATGCCTACTGCTGGACAAGTTATTGAGCGTGAAGATGGTACTTTCTTGGTTGATACTCGTACTGGTCAAGCCAAACCTGTTGTTGGCCCACAAGGACAATCTTTAGTTGGTGGCAAACCTTTAACAGAAACCCAATCTAACGCTGTTGCTTTTGGAATGAGAGCAGTAGAAGCCAATAAAATTGCTACAGATTTAGAAAATAAAGGTGTAACTAATACAGGTGTAATTCGCACTGTTATTGGAGGTACTGTTAGTGGAACACCTATAATTGGCGAAAAATTAGAACAAAATGTTCGTTCTACATTTAATGTGTTACCTGAATTTGCGGGTGGCCCAAGCCCTGAACAACAACAAAACGACCAAGCCCGTAGAAACTTTATTAGTGCTGTACTGCGTAAAGAATCAGGTGCAGCAATATCACCAACCGAATATGTAAATGAAGAACGCAAGTATTTCCCACAATTAGGCGATAGCAATAAAGTTATTAAGCAAAAACAAGAAGCTCGTGACCTTGCAATTAAAGCATTGGAAGCACAAGCTGGTTCTAGTGGCAAACGCATGATTGAAAAAAATGCAGGGCAGGCAGGACAAGTTGTTGACTTTAACCAATTACCAAGCGGAAGATAAGCATGGATGTAAGGATGCCAGATGGTACGCTTGTTAAGAATGTACCTGATAACATAACGCAAGCCGATTTGTTGGCTCGCTATGACGCATTTAAAACCCCCGATACAAGGGGTAACATTATTAGTAGTGATGTGCCTACTGTTGTTGGTCAAGTACCAAACCCACCTGTAAACGAGCCAAAACGCTCTATGCGTGAAAAGATGATGGCATTGTACGAAGTGCCAGCTACTATGCTTTCAGGTGCAGCTTTAACTATTCCAAGTGCTGTATCTGCATTAGCTACAGGCGAAGCACCAATGGCTATGGCACAACGCAATATGTACCAACCTAGAAGCGGTGCAAGCCAAGATGTATTGCAAAACATTGGTAGTGCATTTGAAGCGTCTAAATTGCCCCCAGTAATGCCTACAGGAATGTTGCCTAGTTATGCTCGTATGGTTGGCGCTACAGAACCACAAGTACAAACTGCAAGACAAGCCGTACCTACCATGCCTGATTTGTTACGCAGACAAGCGCAACCCACTATGGCTGGTGTAGGTGCTGCCGCAACTCCTGAAACAGTAACTCGTACTCAAATGGCTAGTCAGTTGCGTGTGCCCGTTCAATTAAGCAAAGGTCAAGCAGAGCGTGAATTAGGTCAACAACAGTTTGAAATTGAAACGCCTAAGATTAGCCCTGAACTTGGCAAACCTTTAGTAGAAGCCCAAGCAAGACGAAATGACGCTATTTTGCAGAATTTTGATGCTTATGTAGATGCTACAGGCAAACAAACCTTTGGTTTACGGGCTACTGGTAAAGTAGTTACAGATGTGCTTAATAAAGAAGCCCAATCCGCTAAAACAAAGATTGAAAATGCATATACATTGGCTAAAGAAAAGGGCGAAACCGAAGCACCTATTCAATATGCACCATTAAAAGCGTTTATTGAAAACGAAACGCCTACAACGAGAACTGCTAATGCTCCAATATTAAACATTGTTTATGAGCAACTTGCTAAAAACGACCCTAAAAATACAGGTCAAATATCTATAAATGCGTTAGAAGATATTTATAAAGTTATTAATAAAAATTATGTGCCTGCCACCCCAAACGCAAGTTATGGGCGTGATATGCGTAACATTATTAATGAAATCACAGAAGGCAAAGGCGGTGAGTTATATCAAGAAGCTCGCAGATTACGCCAAGATTATGCTAAACGCTTTGAAAACATTGGGGCTATTGACCGCTTGATAAGCACCAAAGCCAATTCTGATGACCGAGTTGTAGCTTTTGAAGATGTATTCCAAAAGTCTATTATTAATGGCTCGTTAGATGATGTCAAAAATTTAGGTTTTGCACTAAAACGCTCAGGCCCGCAAGGTCAACAAGCATTTAAAGAACTGCAAGGTCAAACAATCGAGTTTTTAAAAGACAGAGTAACTCAGTCTATTGATACCGATATGTTTGGCAACCCTGTAGTTAGCCCTGCTAAGTTTAAGTCGGCTGTTAGAGAATTAGACCAAGACGGCAAGTTAGATTATTTGTTTGGCAAAAAAGGCGCACAAGAAATTCGTGATTTAATGGAAACCACCATATTGGTAAATGCCCCATTAAAGGGTGCTGCTAACTATTCCAATACTGCTAGTGCCGTAATTCGTGGCTTGGATATGATTAATCGTAGCCCTATTGGTAAAATACCTGTAGTGGGTAGCCTAACTAAGTACAGTTTTGAGAAAGCCCAAGAAAAGGCTTTAAAGAAAAAGATTGAAGAATCCATTAATTATTCGCCAACAAAAATGGCTGAAGAATTGAAAAAAGGAAGCAAAAATGAGTAGAAACGGGTCAGGCACATATACACTACCTGCGGGTAATCCCGTAGTTACAGGCACAACCATTGCAAGCACATGGGCTAATAACACACTTAGTGATATAGCTTCTGCTTTGACTGACTCTGTTGCGGCAGATGGTCAAACCGCAATGATAGGTAACTTAAATTTAAATAGTAACAAAATTGTTAACTTAGCTACCCCTACTTTATCTACAGACGCAGTTACTAAGGCTTATGCTGACGCTTTAGTTAGTGGCGGTACAGGTTCATTTACAACCTTAACAGTTACAGGTACGACTACCCTTGCTACATCCTTAACAGGGGTCTTAAAAGGTACTTCAGGCGTTGTTGCTGTAGCCACCGCAGGTACAGAGTATGTAGCCCCCGCAACCGCTACAAACTTTACTGCTCAACAATATTTTGGTAATGTAGCTTTAACCGATGCCGCTACGATTGCATGGGCGGCTAATACTGCCCAAGTCGCTACCTTTACCTTTGTATCAAAT